TAAAGAATGTTAATTCTTTTTTATGTTTGATACAAGTATTTTCTATCTTTGCTTCCATGGCTGTCAGTTTGCCATGTTTACCTTTTAGTTTTGTTTCATCAATTATTTCTACTTGTAGGTCTGAAATCTCTCGTCTAACACGAGCAATATCTTCTTTATAATTGTCTATGTCTGTATCTGCATTTTCAATATCTATTTTCTTTGAGTCAGCAGTATCTTTATTCGTGTTACTAATATCATCTATATGTTTCTGTTGTGTTTCTATCTTACCATCAAGCATCTGATAGTTGAAGTCTGCCTGTTTGATTGTTTCGTCTTGTGCCTTTGCCTTCTCTCTAAACATTAGATTGAGTTTAGAAAAGATTTCAATGTCAAGTATTTCTTCTACAACTTCTCGTCTGTGTCTGGCACGAAGTTGCATAAAAGGAACAAACGAAGCGTTGCCCAATATCACAACTTGTGTGAACGACCTAAAGTTTAGTTTGAGTATATGTTGTTCTAAGTGTTTTTGATAATCTCTAACAGCCGCATCTTGATTTAACATATCACCGTTACACCAAATTTCAAATACATTTGGTTTTATGCCACGAATAATCTTATATTCTTTTTTACCTATTTGAAACTCAACTTCAACAACACATTCTTTTTCATTGATTGTGTTTACTAGTTGGTCTTTTTTCACAGCACGAAATGGTTTTGCAAACAAACCAAAACACAAGGCATCTAGCATTGTAGATTTACCAGCACCATTATTACCAACGACCAATGTTGTTGGTGCTTCATTTAAATTAATCTCTATAAATTGTTGACCTGTACTTAAAAAGTTTTTATATCTTACTTTTTTAAATATTATCATTAAGTTTTACCTCACTCATAGTATATTTCATTTGTTTTATCTACAACCATTCAAGTGGACTATCGTTAAATTGATTGTATATTTCTTTAAAACTAATCCATCCTGTAACAATTAGTTTTGCATGGTCTTTTGAAATCTGACCACGATGCGTGTGTGTAAAGATAGCAGGCCACACTACTGTTAATCCTGTAATTGCAGGTGTTGTTACGCCTTGATATTTAAATACCGTTCCGCCATCAGGCACATTATTTAAGTAAGTCATAAAAACTAAATGTCTATAAACAGAGTTTTTAGAACCAGTATTTTCACAATGTTCAACATAAAAACCACCACTCGGTGGATACCATTGTAAATTATATCTTTCTATTAATTCAAACGGTTCAACTTTATTTGCATCTGGATATTGATTCAAACGATAATCATCAACGCACGCTGTCAAAGCGTCTTTATATGCTTTCCAAGGACCTCCAGAATCATTAGGATGAATTGCCACTTCCATAGAATCTTTTTTTTTATTATTGATTCTACCTTTGAAGCCTGTTGACCCAGGTGTTGCCCTAGAATTTACTTTAGAATTATTCCAGAAGTCGACAATAGGTTTTGTTACATCATCAGACATCATCCAAGCACCTATGAAAGTATTTTTCAATTCTGGAATATCAAATCGTTCAATCATTTTTTAAAATATTCTTAAATACATTTTCATAGCTATACCAACCAGTAACTATCATTTTTTCATGTTCTTCTGAAATCTGTCCTTTATGTGTGTGAGTCCACCAAGGAGGCCAAATTAAAGTTAGACCTTTTATTGCAGGTGTTGTAAGTTTTTGATGTTTAAAATGTGTCCCGCCATTTGGCACATTGTTACAATAAGTCATAAAAACTAAACTTCTATCACAGGTTTCCATAGTTCCATGGTTTTCACTATGCCAAGGGAAAAACCCTTCGCCCTTTTTATAAAACTGCATCAGATAATCTCTGTATATATTAAATTTAGCAACATCATTTGCTGTTTCGTATTGTACAAAATAATCATCTAAACAAAGTTGCAATTGTTTTCTATAGTTTAACCAAACTGGTGTTTCATTATAAGCACTAATTTTTAAGTCTGTAGACTTTTTTAATTCAGATTTGCCTGTAACCAACTCGCCTTTAAATCTTTTATCTTTTTCTGATTGCCAATAGTCCCATATTGATTCTATTACAGACTCAGGTATTATCCAAGCACCTATAAAAGAATCTTTCAATTCTGGCATATCAAATCGTTTAATCACTTTACCGCATCTGTATCTTGTGCCTCTACATACATTTCTTTAATCATGACTTTTAACCTGTCTTTATCTAGGTCAACATTTAATTGGTCAACATAATTGTTTACTAGATTCATGGTATCTTCTGCACCTTCAACAACATCATCACTTACATTGGCCGCAGACAAATCAGAATAATCTTCTAGTATTTTGAGTTCGTGTACAGATATATCATTATACAGTCTTTCGAGCAATCTGTCAAACATTTCGTTATCTTTTTTATTGACAACAACCAACTTCACATACTTTTGATTGTATTCTGTAATGTCAAACTTATCGTAGTTTGTTAAGGCATCATCATAATGAAGTTTGATAAACATAGTAAATGGATTAGGCACAAACTCTACATCTCTTGTTTCAGTATCAAATACATGAAAACCTTTCTGATTCTTGTAGTCTGACCATGTTATCTCATACTGATTACCTAGATAGAATACTTGACCATCGTCATTCTTGTGATGAAAGTGACCACTATAAGTTTTCTCAAAACGACTTACAATACTTTTATCATGACCGTGTGTTTGTTTCATAGCATCATTCATACTAAAACCATTCAAATCAAAATGACCCATACACACATCTGCCTCAGCAGTTCTTAATAGTTCAATTGAGTCTGCCTCATTCTCTGGATTAATCCAAGGCATCATCAATATTTTTGTGCCATCAAAGTCAACTACTTTACCTTCTTCATATATCCAAGGCTCGTTCTTGCCGTCTGCACTTGTACATAACTCTTGTAGAGCATTTACTTTGTTTGTATTTCGATAATAGATGTCGTGATTACCAACAAGGAAATGTGTATCTATCTGTTCATCCCACAATCGTTTCATAAACTTATTTCTAAAGTTATATGCAATTCTAAAATTAATAAACTTTCTTCGGTCTACAACATCACCAAGATGTATTAGTGTCTTAATGTTGTGTTCTTTTAAATAAGGAAAGAATATCTCGTTATAGAACTTGTGAAAGAAATCATCAAAAATAAGACTATCATTTCTCGCACCAAAGTGGGTGTCATTCAACAATGCAATTTTCATAATGTATTAGTTTTTAGGTTCTTCTTCTCTGCTGTTTCTTCTTAGAAAATCTAACATAGCGCTTTGATATTGTGTATCATCGCCTTCAAGTGAGTCCATCATTTGTTCAACACCGAAGTTAGCAATCATCTTTTGTTTGACTTCTTGCTGTTTCTTTTCTTTCTGAATTCTACGAATAAATGCATAATAAATTATCTGTGTAAAATATGCGAATGGATTCTTACTCTTTTCAGGGTCGAAGTTGTCCATATATTGTAGACAATTCTCTATGCCATCTGAAATCATATCATCTCGATATGTATAGTTGATAAAGTTAGGTCGATATGATAAGTGATTAGCAATCTTTAGATAACATTCACCTATATAATTAGTAACAGTAGGTCGTGGTTTGCCTTCTTCTTCGGCCTTAATTCTTAATGCACGATACTCTGTCATTGCTGCCAGAAACTTTTTGTTGTCTACATAATGAGGTTTCTGTTTTGGTTTTAGTTTTTCTTCTTCTGCCATACTATAGTCCTTTTCTTTTATTGCGCTTTGTAAGATTCTTCAAAGCTTTTACAAGGTTAATTTTCTTATGAGATTTTTGCTTTCCAGCAACATGAAGTTTTTCTTTTACATGTTTTAATTGAACTTCTTTTTGAATGTTTCTATTAGTTTTTTTATTCATGTGTGTTATTATACTATACCTAATCTGAAAAGTCAAGCTAGTAATTATTTGGAATAAGTGCTTGACACGGGTTAAAAAAGAGTGTATAATCGCATATGTAGATGCGGTGAGAGACCATAAAGCTAAAAGCTACCTAGTGGATAGTTGTACCTTTATCTAGTAATTCAAATTCAGGTTCGTCATCTTCAACACCAATACCTTGCATATCCATATCTTCTGCAATATCTAATATTCTATCTATATCTTCTGGCGTAAGCGTTGGTCGTAATGATATTTTATCATCAGTTTCAGTTATCTTTTGTAGTATAACTTCATAGTAATGTGCCAATTCAACAGTTGCAATTGATATAACGACAATCTTATCTTTTGCAATAACAAATTCTTTGTCTTGTGTGAAAGGTATCCATCTTGATAATGTTGTATCTTCCTTTAACCCAAACTCCGTCATACGAGGCGTTGTAACCAGTTCTAATGGGTTCACAATTCTCATATGATTATCGTCAACAGATATAGTTCCCATCAATAGACTTCCATCCATTAACTTCACTAGCCTGTAATCAGTTGGGTGATTCGGTTCATTTATTGTTTGCATACTTATATTTATCAGTCCTTTAAGTCTATACTGTGCATTTCGTAATCAAATTCTTCTTCTGTGTAGATGTTTATTCTCTCCTGAAAGTGTTTAAGAGTAAAATTTTCTTTTGACTTCCATGTCATATCGTCTGCAATATCATACAATGTAGCATCAACTTTGTTCTCACCAAGTCGTAAACCACGACCAATCGATTGTAGATTTCGTACTCTACTCTTAGACGGGCTTGCAAATATAATATTATGTAGATTCTTAATATTAACACCAGTAGAAAATGTGCCATAACTTGCAACAATGATAGCATCTTTTTCTTTTTCTACGATACCTCGAATTGTTTCTCTCTCGTCAGCTTCTACACCACCAAAAATATAAAAGACTTTTCTGCCATCAGCTGCCTTGTCTTTGATTATTTGATGTAGATGTTTGCCGTGTTTCTCTACAAGTTGAAACAATACAAGTGTGTTGCCTTCTAGTTTCAAAGCAAGATTACGAATGAAGTTCTGCCTTGACCGACTACTTACAAGATAGTCAATCTCATCCTGATACTTGCCTTTTGAAATCATTTGACAGTTCTCTGGTGTATGTTTCAGAATCAGACAACGAACAGTCAGTTGTGATAATTGTTTCTTATCCATCAGTATCTTCGTTGATGTAACTTTGTTGACGGCACCGAATAAACCTTCTAACACAAGTTTGTGTGTCTGAGCACCATCAAGTGTGCCTGTCAACCCGATTCGATATTTACAGTCTGTCAGTTTAGACATAATCTCAGTCAACGACTTTGATTTAAACAGATGTGCCTCATCACCAAACACAACACCAAACTGGTCAAAATATTCTTTTGGCAATCGAAACAAACTCTGCCATGTTGAAATCAAAACTCTCTTGTCAGTAACATTTGAATACCCACTATACAATCTATGACAATACTTTTCTACATTCCAACCATACTCTTTGAAGTCAGAATACATTTGTTCTACAAGTGATGTTGTTGGCACAATGAGAAGTATACGATTATTATTATCGTCTTTGATTAGAT